GCAAACCCGATGCATGGCATCAGCGTTTTCGAGGAAGCCATCGCCCAACGCGCAGAGGAAGCAAAGCACAAACCGCAAGCCTTGAATGAGTTTTTGTGCAAGACCTTGAACATCTTTGTGTCGGCCAACACCGCGTGGTTGGATAGGCGCTTTTGGGATGAATGCAAAACCGACGTAAAACGTCAAGAACCCGAAGCCGTGTTTATTGGCTTTGACTTGGCCGCTACCCGTGACTTGAACGCCGTTTGCACTTTAAAGCGGTATGGCGAATTGGACTATGAGGCCGAATTCAAGTTCTTTTTGCCCGAGGAAGGCTACAAGCTGATTCCCAAGCACTACGCCGACATTTTCCGGGTGGCCGTGTCATCGGGCATTCTGAAGCTGACCGAAGGCAACGTGATGGATGACCGCGAGATTTCCGAATACATCAAACAGCAATGCGAGAAATACGACGTCAAGGAAGTTGGCTTTGATTCTTACAATGCCGCCAGTTTGGTTGCCCGGTTATATGAAGCTGGAATCCCGGTCAAGAAAGTCGGCCAAAGCATGGGCGTTTTGTCCAATCCTTCCAAGCACGTTGAAAAGCTAATTTTGAACAAGCAAATCATGCACGACGGAAACCCATTTGTTGGCTGGCAATTGGGGAACTGCGAAGTCTATGAAGACGTCAATGGCAACATTAAGGTCAGAAAAAACGAAGCCGACAAAGCCGCCAAGGTGGACGGGATTGTTTCATTGATTATTGCGATGCACGCAAGCCTTGATAATCCTTCCATTTCTGGAAGTTACGGTTTCCGGTCCTTTTAAGATAGACATTCGTTAAAATTTGCGCGTAAAATGTCAGAAAATTGGGGGAAAACATGGGCTTTTTAGACATTTTTAAGGGTAAAAAACCCGCACAAAACGAAAGTAACACCCTGTTTGGTCAGACCCAATTGGGCAACCAAATCTTGCGTCAGAACCAAAACGGTCAAACTGGCGCGAACTACCAGCTTTTATATGTCACGACATCCAGCACCACCAACGCTGGCCGCATTGTGGATATGTCCGTCTTGTCGCGGAATTCCACCATCATGTCTTGCGTCAATTTGAAGTCGCGGGCGCTGGCGCAATGCAACTTGAAGGTTATGTATAAAACCGACGACGGGGTATTTGAAGATGCCTTGAATTCGGAAAACATTGGTGCGCGGGACAAGAACAAAGCCAAGCAAATCATTTCTTTGTTCCAAGAACCCAACAACTTCCAAGACCAATACGAATTTTGGTATCAGTTCGTCATGTGGTACGAATTGGCTGGTGAAGTTTTCACTTTGCTATACCGCAAGAACCAAAAAGATTCTCTGCAAACGCCCATTGAAATGTATAACTTGGACGCGACGCTAATCACGGTCCAAGCCAGCGAAACACGTTACCCGACTTACCGGGTATCGACCCCAACATACGGGTTCAACAAAGACGAACCCTTGGCTTATTACCAAGTTATTCACACCACCGAATCGCCGTGGCAAGGTTCCGCGGGTTTCAACAAAGGCATTTTGGCAACCGAACTGGTGGCGCTGGATACCGACATCGATTTGTATGCCAACTATGTGATGCAAAACGGCGCGAAGCCTTCCGGTTTGTTCCGCACCGACCAAGTGATTCCTGACGCCAAATATAAGGAAATCGCCCAACGCTTGAAGGAAGCGTGGTCAAGCATGACAGGAAGCCGCCCGACCGACTTGTCAAAGCCAGGCCAAGGTATGTTGCTGGACCAAGGCATGACCTTTGAAACGGTCAAAATGCTGAACTTGCAAGACGCGGATGCCGCCAAGCTGAAAGAGCAAACCACAAAACGCATTTGTGCATTGTTTGGCGTTCCCGCCCAATTGCTTGGATTGGATGTTGGCAAATACAACAACACCCAAACGTTGCTGGATGAGTTCTACAAAACCACCATGTACCCGATGATTATCAACATTGAGCAAAAGTTCAAAAAGGGTTTGTTGAACGGTTATCCCAATTTGTCTATTCGTTTCGATACCAAAGATTTCTTGAAGGGCGCGGCGCTGGACCAAATGAACTTTGTTACGGCTGGCGTGGCCGCTGGCATCTTTACACCGAACGAAGCCCGCGAATATCTGAATATGTGCAAAGTGGATGGCGGTGACGAATTGCCTAGTTTGGACGCCGCAAACATTTCCAAAACCAACGTTCCAATCAGCGGCAAGCCAACGGCCAAAATCGACCCAATTCCCGGCTCAAGTCCGCAAGATACGGGCGGTGGCGGTGGCAACCAACGGTCCAAAATGAACATTGGTAAAACATGATTGCAGCACACAAAATTGTGCGTATCATGGCGGCACAAATCCATCAAAGCCGTGTTATATTAACGCCACATGAGAAAACCCCTACAATACAAGACATTAACTTGGCTATAAACAACGGGGTTGTTCATGAAAAATCTGAATCTGATTTGCGAAGCGAAATTAAGCCTAAAAAAAGAGGCAGACCAAAAAAGTCCGTCGGGTAACATTTCCGCAGTCGTGACAACTTGGGGTCCCCGCGAAGGCGAAGATGGCCGCAAGTTCAACTATCAACCCGAAGGCTTCAAAGAATGGGCGCAAGCCTTCAAAGAAGCTGGCAAACCCCTGCCAATGTTTTTGAACCATAACGATATGGGAATGCCCGTCGGCGAATGGTACGAATTCAACTTTGAGAAAACCGGAATGACCGCTGAAGGTCGTTTGTTTACCAACACCGTTGGCGGTTCTGACCTATACAACATCATGAAAGATTCGCCCGACCTGTTTGGCGGCGTTTCTGTTGGCGCTTACGCTGACGAAGCCCAAATGGTGGACGCTGACGGTAACGTTATCAACCAATCCATGTCGTGGGGCAACGACGATGATGATGACAACGACAGCGACGAACAATACTTCCAAATCACCAAAGGCGGCTTGCGTGAAGTGTCGGTGGTCATGTACCCCAACAACACCAAAGCCCAAGTCACCCGCCTTGAGTATTTCGACGTGGACGGACAACCGAATCCACGCATTATCGAGAAAGTCTTGCGTGATGCTGGCCTTTCGCGTAAAGATGCGACCACCGCATCTTCAGTCTTGAAGAAAGTTCTGGAACAACGTGATGTTGTCCAAAAACCCATTCAAGTAACCCCAACCCCGAGCGATTCGGATGCGGTGGTCGAAGCCGACGACATTTTGCGAGTTCTTGAAGAACGCGAATTGTTGAAAGCATTATCTCAACGATTGAAAGGTTAATATCATGTCTCTCGACAAAATCACCGAAAAGCTGGATGCAATCGAAGCGCAAAACGTCGCCAAGATTGAAGAAATTAAAACCGAAGCTATTGCCAAGGTTGAAGAAACCAAGGTTGAACTGATTGAAAAAGTCGCGGCTTTGGAAGCCCGTATTTCTGAAATCAATTCGTCCGCATCGTTCATCAAACCCGCGAAAACCGTTCGTGGCGATGTGAACAAATCGGTTCGTGAACAACTGTCCAAGTTCTACAAAAAGGGCAAGGCTTACGAAAAAGAAGTCAAAATCTTTGAAAGCACCGACCAATACGATGCGTACATGAAGGAAAGTTCCGCGCTGACAGGCGGCGGCGCTGGCGTTGGTGGCCGTACTGCATACGACCCCGTGTTCCACACCTTGCGTCTGATTAACCCCTTGCGCGGCGTTTCTCGCAATGTCTCGACTGAAGGTTCCACCTATCAGTTTCGCGCCAAAGTGGGCAACGCTGGTGCAACTTGGGGCTATGCAATCCAAAACAACGGTTCGGCCACTACTGAAAACACCAATATCTGGCAATTAACCTTGCAAGATTTGAACGTTCAGTTCCCTATCCGTACCGCTGCGCTGGACGACATCGACGGCTTGGAAGCAAACGTTGTTGACGATATGTTGATGGAATTCTCGCAAGTTGAAGGCCAGTCGATGATTTCCAACAACGACCAAACCGACACGCCCAACACATACGGCGGCACAAACGGTTTGCGCGGTTTGAATCAATACCCCGGCGCTAACGGCTCTTATACTGGCGGCACGATTTCTGTCGGCGCTTTCGGTTCAAGCGGTACTGGTTCAAGTTCCGGTTTGCACAGCATTGCTACATACGACCAATTGACCACCAACGGTGCAACGCTTGGCGCTGCTAACGTGACGTATCAAGACGTTATCAATTTCGTGTATGCCTTGCCGCAACAATACTGGAACCCATCGACCAAGTTCTTGGTTTCGCCTTTGTTGTTGGCCCAAATCCGTGGTTTGAAAGACAGCAACGGCACACCAATCTTTGAACGTATGTCGCCTTTGGTTTATGACGGTATCGTCGGCCAACTGTTGGGCTTTGACGTGGTGGTGAACAAGTATGTCGATTCTCCTGATTCGTCGACCAGCACCCCCGGCACTACCAGCTTGTATCCCATGTATTTTGGCGATTGGCAACGTGGTCATACCATCGTGGACCGTCTGAACATGGTTTTGCGTCGTTATGACCAAACCTTGCCAGGCTACATCACGTTCTTCGGTGAAAAGCGTCTTTGCACTAGCGTGGTGGACCCCTTGTCCATCATCCGCTATCGTTCAACCGCTACTGCGACCTGATAAAACGGTGGGGCTTAATGCCCCACTTTTTTAACAACTTTTTTTTGGGATTAACATGACCGCCAAACAACATATTCTCGAAGCAATCCGCAAATCCTTGAAAAAGGAAGAACGGGTAACGGTAAACCTTAACGAAGCGTCTGGCATTACCGGGTCGGGTTCTGGTGTCGGCGGTCGTGTTATCTATGACGATGCCTTTGCTGCCTTACGCTATGCCAATCCTTTGCGAACTGCTGGTGTTCGTGAAATTACTACTATTGGTTCAGACCAAGCGTTTGTGGTTAAAACTGGTAACGTAACCAACCCAACCAACCCTTGGGGTTATACCTTCACGCCCAACGTTGGCACACCTAACACCGCCACATCGTTCTGGCAATTGCCCGTCCAAGTGGTCGCGGCTCAAGTTCCCGTCCGCACCGCCGTTCTGAGCGACGTGAATTATTTGAACGAAACATTGCTGACCGACATCGGTTTGGAATTCGCGCAACAAGAATCCTATTCTCAATGGTTGAACAACGACCAATCGGGAACTACTACAACCGCATACGGCGGCACGTTGGGCTTGCGTGGCTTGAACTATTATCCCGGCTCGACAAGCGCCGCATCGTTCGGCACAAACGGTTCTGGCCCTACCAACGGCATTCACACCATGTTGCAAGTGGCATCGACCACCAGCGGCACTTTGGTTTATAACGACATGGCCGCCGCCAACGCCGCCTTGCCGCCACAATATTACAACCTGCCAACCACGGCTTGGGTAATGCACCCCAATACCATCGCATTCTTGCGTGAGTTGAAAGATGGTCAAGGTATGCCGCAATTCTTGGAATTGGGCGCAAAAGACGGTTTCGCGGTGGGCAACATTTTCGGCCATCCCGTGATTGCCAATCCTTATATGTCGCAAATCGGCGCGGGTAATTTCCCAATCTATTTGGCGGCATGGGAAAACTTCTACACAATTGCGGACCATGAAGAAATGTCGTTCCAATGGTTCGAGCAAACAGCGCCCGGTTACCTGACCCTGTTCGCAGAAAAGCGCCTTTGCTGCACCATCCGCGACGTTTTCGCTGGCGTTCGCATCGCAACCTAAGAGGCGGTTATGCCATTAGACAGCTACACCAACGGCCCATATTTAGGCACATCCCGCAACCCGTTCAGCTATGAAAAAATTGAACAAATTTCGCGGGATACATCCACCGAATGGTTGACGCTGACCCAAATCACCGACCAATTAAATTTGTTTGGTGATACGTCCCAAGATTCCTATTTGCAAGGTCTTGAATTAGCCACGCGCAT